CGAGTACAAGAAGATGTATAAGAAAGAAAGAGAAACTAGAGAAGTTGGAGGTTTAAAATGGTTTGGTTCTATCCTATTGTTGATAGGCTTATGTTTTACATCTTTTAATATCTATCCACTAAATCTATACTTTATGACCATAGGAAGTATTGTATGGGTTAGTGTAGGATATTTTTGGAAAGACGGTTCTATCATACTATTAAACTCTGTTGGGTTTATTATATCAGTTTTTGGTTTAATAAACTATTGGATATAAATATTATTATGGAAAAGAAAAACGATAACATAATTAAATTCCCTAAAAGATTTAAGGGTAAAAGAAAAGTAGTTAAACCAGATGAGAACTTATTAAGACTTAATGAGGATATCTCTTTTGCAGACCAACTTACTGAAGCCTTAATAGTACAATTAGTACATTCATTAAATGATAATGGATTGAAAGTTAATGACCCAACATTTATAAAAGATTTATCTTTTGTTATTGAATCAATCAAGAGTTCTATTTATAGAGATTTAGATATTAATCACGAAATGCAACCTTTGGTTGATAAGTTTATGGTTCAAGAAAAAGATAAAAAAGGTAATACTAACACAATATTTAAAATGGAATTGATACCCAAGTTTTTGAAAGCTTTGGATAAAAAAAAGAATAAATGATATTAGTTGATATGAATCAAGTTACAATAAGTAATTTGATGATACAGATGAAAGATGAACCTTTAAGTGAGGATTTAGTAAGACATATGGTACTAAACTCCTTGAGGTCTTATAAAACAAAATTCAGTAAAGATTTTGGTGAGTTGGTACTTTGTTATGACGATAAATATTGTTGGAGAAAAGATTACTTTCCTTATTATAAACAAAATCGTAAGAAGGCAAGAAGTGAAAGTAGTTTAGATTGGAATGAGTTATTTGATATACTAACTAAAATTCAAAATGAGTTAGAAGAAAATTTCCCTTATAAAGTTTTAAAAATAGATGGTGCAGAGGCTGATGATATTATTGCGATTTTATCAAATAAGATTTCTTCTACACCAAACTTATATGAGGAAATATTAATTATATCTGGTGATAAAGATTTTATACAACTACATCAAAAAGAAAATATAAAACAATATTCACCAACTTTGAAAAAGTATGTAGTTGATGCGAATCCAGAACACTACAAATTTGAACATATTATTAGAGGTGATAAAGGTGATGGAGTTCCAAATGTTTTATCACAAGATACAGTTTTTGTAGAGGATTTAAGACAACGACCAATAACAAAAAAGAAATTAACTGAGTGGAAAGAAAATGGTATTCCAGAGGGTGAGATTAAAAGAAACTATCAAAGGAACAAAACATTGATTGACTTTGACAGTATACCAAATGAGTTGGGAGAACTCATATATAATAAGTGGGTAGATAAAATTACCCAAAAAGATAAGAGTAAAATACTACCTTATTTTATGAAACACAGACTAAAAGAGCTGACTGAAAAACTAGGAGATTTTTAATGGCATATGATGTTGTAAGACCTTTGATGCACGAAGTATTAACTATGGTTAACAATGCAAAGGTTAAAGATAAAAAAATAAATGTATTAAGAAAATATAAAAGTGATGGGTTGAAGATGGTTTTAAAATCTAGTTTTGACCCTAAAATTGTGTGGAGATTACCAGACGGTGATGTACCATTTATTAAAAATGATGCACCAGAGGGAACTGAACACACAAGATTAGAACAAGAAGCGAGTAAACTTTTTCATTTTATTAAAGGTGGAAATGATAAATTAAAACAAGTTAAATGTGAAACAATGTTTGTCCAAATGTTAGAGGGATTACAAGAGGGTGAAGCAGAAGTTTTAATACTTGCAAAAGATAAGAAATTACATCAAAAATATAAGGGGTTATCAAAACAAGTGGTACAAGAGGCATTTGATTGGGATGACAATTTTTTAAATGTTAATCATAAAGATTATAAAAAATCTGCATAGGGTTGACATATTAAAATAATATGGTATTATAATAATTATTAACATTTTATTTATAGGTATATTATGATTTATTTTATGATTGGATTTTTATTCAGTATTCTTGCGGCTGGTGCTGTTGATGGTGACGCCTCTCTCACTACTCTTTCCATCCTCGCAGTCGCTGGAATTGGGTTTATGAGTCTTGGCACTTATATGATGAATAAGGAAGATGACCAAGACTTATTCTAAACCCAGAATTGTAAGGGAACAAGTTGGATTACCAGACCGTTCCCTACAATTCAAAAATATAGATGAGGGGTACAGAGTGTTTTTTAAACTATTTACTACAATATTAGCAACATTCATTGTTATCGCTGGTATCAATAGACCAGAAAGAATTCCACAAATGCAATATATGGAAATTGCAAAATACGATAGGTATATTGACAAAAAAGAAATAACTTGTCTTGCAAAGAATATGTATTTTGAAGCTCGTAATGAAGGAACTGCTGGAGTTCTAGGTGTAACCAATGTAGTTTTAAACAGAGTAAAAAGTGAAATATATCCAAACACAATTTGTGGTGTTATAGAAGATGCAAAAATATCACAATGGTGGTTAAAAGAAAAAGGTTTGAAAAAACCTATCAAACATATGTGTCAATTCAGTTGGTACTGTGATGGTAAATCAGATGAGATAAAAGACCACTACACATATAATCAACTATATGTTCTTGCAGAGGGTTTAGTTGCATCAAATTTTAAAACACTACTTGACATTACAGACGGAGCGTTGTATTATCACGCTGACTATGTTAAACCAAAATGGTCAAGACATTTTGAAAAAACAGTAAAAATAGGTAGACACATTTTTTATAGAAGGAGATAATGTGAATATATTTTATATTAATGAAGACCCAAAGATTGCATCTTTGGAACATTGTGATAAACACGCTGTAAAAATGTGTGTAGAGTATGCACAACTATTATCAACTGCACATAGATTATTAGACGGAAAAGAATTTGTCGGTAAATCTAAAACTGGTAGAAATGTAAAAAGGTGGAAACACCCAGTGGATTTTATGGATAAGAATCTAATGTTAGCGTGTCATACGAAACACCCATCTGCGATATGGTGTAGAGAAACCAAAGGTAATTATTCTTGGTTACTACATTTATTAAAACATTTATTAAAAGAGTTTACATATAGATATGGTAAAAGACATTCAGTAGAAGATAGAATACCATATTTAAATATGTTACCACAAAATATTAATATGACACCAGAGATTACACAGATGCCTCAATGTATGCCAGAATATTGTAAAATACCTAATAATCCTTTAGCTGCATATAAGAACTACTATATAAAAGAAAAGACTAAATTTGCGACTTGGAAAAATAGGAGTGTACCATCATGGTTTCAAGAAAAGGATATTGGGATATGATTAATGAACACATCAATAAAGGTGATTTAGAATATTTAGAAAGTAAAGAGGTGAAAAAACAAAGAGAAGATTTAAAAAAAAACTGGTTAGGTAAAGATGAATTGTATCAGTTTGAGATTGCACAAATGCAGAAACAAATACAAAATTTATACATTAGAATAAAAGAACTTAACGAAACAATAAGGGAACTTAAAAATGAAAAGACCAACTAAACTTGATAAATTATTATGGTTACTTGAAGAAGTAAGAATTGCAGATAAATTTATTGAAGATAATGGCCCAGAAGATATGGGTTATGTTCATACTGCAAAAAATTATATTCAAGAAAGAGCGAATGATTTGAAAGCAGAACTTACAGAAGAATATGGTTTTAATGAAAGTAAAGATGCCTAGATACGATTTCTATAACAAACAAGAAGATAAATATTTTGATGAATTTATGTCCTACGATGAGAAAGTAGAGTATTTAAAAAATAATCCGAATATTGAATCTGCTGATTATTTAAATATGAATGTGGTTAGTGGGGTTACTAAAAGTGAAAAAGGTGATTCTGGTATGAGAGAGGTGTTTAGTAAGATTGCAGAAAAACACCCTACCAGCCCACTTGCAGAAAGATATGGTAAAAAATCAATTAGGAAAATAAAAGCAAAAAGAGCATATGATAAACATAAAAAGCGTAGTCCTTAGTCTTTTCATTTTACTGTTTCCATTATCTGTTTGTTCAGATAGTTGGAATGAATGGTTAAAAAATAATTTGTATGGTTCTCAAAAGATTGTACAAACTAAAGACATAATTATTGATTCACCTTATCGTGCAATAGATAGTGGTGATGTTCCTATTGTTATCACAACAAAGTCAAAAGATTTAATTAAATTCACTTTAATCATTGATGAAAATCCAACACCTTGTTGTGCAACATTTGAATTTGTAGGTTTACTACCATACATAGAAACTAATATAAGAGTAAATGCATACACTCATTTAACTGTTGTTGCAGAAGATATAGATGGTAATTTATATGTTAACAGAAAGTATATCAAGGCAGCTGGTGGTTGTTCTGCAACACCAATAGTTGATAATGATGTACCAAAAGATAAAATAGATATTATTGATGACAAACTACATTTTGATAAAAAGAAAATTCAATTCAATCACCCAAACTATTCTGGATTACAATTTAATCAATTAACTAGAACAGAAATACCAGCAGATTATATTGACTCTGTTGTTGTTAAAACAAGTAAAGGTATATTCTCA